TCGACCCACAGCAAGTGCGCCGCCAAAATCTACACCACCAAGTCCTCCGGTTTCTGACGATGCGATTTTCTACGAATGGGTCAAAGCACTTGCGTCTTATGGTTGGGTAGTGTACAATAGCATCGATACAAAGATTGGACGCCAACTTCGATTCCGGCATCCAGGGTTCAACTCCGAGATTCGAGTGACCCAACGAGCCAAAGGCAACGGCCAAGATTTTGAAGCTGAACATGTGATCAAACCGGACCCGGACATTGATGGGTTTGACAGGTCGTATTCTACGTACATGACGATCAGCCTGAGAGAATTGCTTCGGCACATTGCGTACACTAGAACTGCTGCAACAGCCTAAATAGGACATGAAACTGAAACTGCTTTTCCTCATCTGTCTTCTTGTGTCGTCCCTGTCTGCTGGCACCATCATCCAACTTACTGAAAAACCGACACGTTCGTTCAGACTCGAAAAGCATCGTCTTGAGCGTGTTGAACAAAAATGGGCCAAGGCTCTTCACTTCGATGACTGGGATATCGTAGTTTTTCCTGTCCCAATGGAAATCATCGAAAAGATGTGCCCTACACCCACTGGAACAGGGTGTATGGCTGCAAGCACCTGGGAAGCCTCAGAACGAATCGGCGTCGTCTTGGTGCTCGAAAGTACCGGGTACACTCCAAAGATGCGTAGAGAGCTTCGTAAGCGTCATATGACCGTACAGGATGACC